GTTCACACCAGATCTGATTTGTCAGTCCGGAGGCCCTGCATTGCCGTATTACATCCAGCCAGTATTGAAGTTTCACCTGTTTGTCTGGAGTCAAAGAAGAAAGATCCATAAGCCTGCTCCTTAGATTAGATTTAGAGTTTTCAGAGTCAACTCCCAAAACTCTAATCAATAGTTTACATGCAACAGCCAGAAATTTCGATACACCCTCTTATTGGACGCTTACTATATAGCAGCGAAGGATTAGCTCCGACTATAAGTACAAAACCTGGGGGGAATAAAGAGCCAAAAGTTCCGATTATTTTTGACACAAGCTATATTGGACAAGATGGAAAAGCGAGAGAGTATGAAGGAATATGTCCAACACTGACAAGCAGAGATTACAAAGAACCTAGAAGTGTTGGTGTTGTGTGCAATGTTAATCCATCAGGTAAAGGGATGAACGGAAATGTATACGATTCAAACGGTGTGAGTCCGACCCTAACAACAAATAAAGGGGAGGGGAATAAGATCGCAATTCCTGTTCTTACTCCTGATCGCGCTGAAAAAAGACAGAATGGACGGAGATTCAAAGAAGATGGTGAGCCGATGTTTACACTTACTGGACAGGATAGACATGGAGTAGGAATAGAGCCGCTCGGAGTGCTACGGAATGTTCGTAGTGATTACGGAAAAGAAATCCGCAAAGATTGTGAAGCTGGAAACATCAAAATCTCCAGACATGAATTCCTCGAAAGTGAAGTCAGAGATGATGGAGTAGTGAACGCATTATCAACAGTGCAAAAAGATAACCAACTTGCAGTTAAGGTAGCCGAAGCAACAAAACAGGGTTATTCAGAGTGCAGAGTAGGACATGACCTTGCGAATACGCTCGACACGAGTTGCAATCAGGGAATCTTCGTTCAGGTATCGGAAGAACTGGTTGTATATGCGATTTGGTATGAAAAATATCAATGCTATATAGCGATCCGAAAATTAACTCCAAAGGAATGTTTCAGACTTCAAGGATGGACGGATGATTATTTTGAAAAAGCACAGTTTGTAAATTCTGACAGCCAGTTATACAAGCAAGCCGGAAATGGAGTCACTGTAAATGTGATTGAAGCAATTGCAGAACAATTAAGATTTGCGTAGGTGATTGAGTGAAGAAGAAAGAAAATCCGAATGAAACAATTGGAATTAATGATGAATGGCTCGAAAACATTTTCGATAGGAAAATCATACTTCCTAATGACAAAAAAGATAGCGAGATTATAAAAGAATTTGTAGAAGAAATTTCAACAGGAAAGGAATAACGAATCCTCGGTAAACCGAGGTTGTATCAAGATTAGTATGGTGAATTGGTACATAAAGATTGACGGAGTGGCTGTGCCTAAATAAGCACTTAATAATGCATCCAAGCCGATTGTTAATCTATCCACGATACATGGGTTTGTAGCGTGGTGTTATGAAAGTATGTTGGTTTTCAACAGGAATTAGTAGTTTTGTAGCATGTTATTTAGCAAAGGATGTAGATGAGATTATTTATACTCATGTACCGGACCAGCATCCTGATTCTTTGAGATTTTTGCACGATTGCGAAAGGATATTGGGTAGAAAAATTACAATCTTACAATCTGATAGGTTTTCGTCAGTAGAGGATGTAATGAATTTCACCCACACAATGAATACTCCTTTTGGTGCTCCGTGCACGAGATATCTCAAAAAAGAAGTTAGGAAAAAATGGGAAAGAGAAAATCCTGACCATCACACTTATGTTTGGGGATTTGATGTAAACGAAGCAAAGAGAGCTGAAAACACTTGCAAAGCATTAAGCGACTACGATCACGAATTTCCATTAATTGAAAATGGACTCACGAAAGCAGAAGCTCACGGCATTGCGAACAAGCTCGGACTTAAAAGACCTATCATGTACGACATGGGTTATCCGAATAATAACTGTATCGGTTGCGTGAAAGGTGGCATGGGTTACTGGAACAAAATTAGAGTCGATTTTCCTGAAGTATTTGAGCGTAGAGCGAAACAAGAGCGTGAGTTCGGGCGTAGCTGCATAAATGGTGTATTCCTGGATGAATTAGAACCAAACAGAGGAAACATTAATACAGAAGTCATGGAAGATTGCACGATAGCGTGTCAACTTCTGACTTGGGGAAAATAATAAATCAGACAGCCGATTATCACTCGGTAGTCGGCTTGTCGGAAAGAGAGGAATGAATGAACGAAAAAAGTAAAGTAGTCAAAAATGATGGAGTATATAGTTGCCCATTTTGTGGAAGCAAAAAAATCAATTTGTGTACTCAGGCTGCATTAATGAAAACTGAAGATGCAAATACGGGAAAAGAAGTCGATGAATGTGCAAACAAAATCAGAAAGCTGACCAATCGGGAAAAAGCGATAGCATATGATAATGCGTCAACAGATGGTGTGGGGTGTTGGTATTATTCATGTAGAAAATGCGGTTGGCAAAGTGAGATATATACAGAATAGAGGAAGATCGCACGATAGCGTGTCAGCTTCTGACTTGGAACAAATAAACAGCACCTTGATAATTGAATATTGATGGTTGGAATGGTATAATTTCCGTATAAATGTACGGGAGGAAATGCCAATGAATGAAGTTAAAGGAACTGACAAATGTTTTATGTGTGACACTACTTTGGATTGGGAATACATACCAAGTCCGAGAAATGGTCAAATTATTACCTATATGGTACCAGATGTAAAAGCAGACATAACCGCAATTGGGAAAGAAGACGATAAAGTAAAAATAGAAGTTGTGTGCATTTGCCCTAGATGCGGAGTTAAAAACAAATATATCAAAACAATATAATTCATCTACCAACCATCAATATTCGGTGGTTGGTATTTTTTTACGCATTTTTAAGGAGAAAGGAACGAATTATAATGGCAAAATTTAATATTGAGGTAGAACTTGATTGGGTAGACGAGGAAGCCGGATACACAATTGATGAAGAAATTAAAGAACAGGTTGTAAGAGGTGTTAAGGATGCACTTCTTAGAAAAGCAACAGATGAAGCAGTGCAGAGAGTGGATAAGGCTATTGCAGATAAGATTCTTGAAGCAGAAGGAACGATTCAAAATACTGTAGATAAATTTGTTAAGACTGTATCGGAAGAAAAGATTGCAGAGATTACGATTCCTGTAAAAGAAGATTCTTGGAGTAGCAAAGTAGCATATATACCGTTGTCTGAATATGTAGGAAAGCGGTTTGGATTGTTTCTTACAGAGAAGAGATACGATAGAGACGGACACACTACAAGTTATTCCAGTGAGAGAAAACTATCTGCTGCCGATCTCATTACGAGACAATATTTGGAAAAAGAACTTGGTGCAAAAGTAGAAAACATGATTGCTACCGCTAAAAGAGAAGTAGAAGAAAGTCTTGTGAAGTCACTGGAACAGAAATTAAAAGAGAATCTTGCGAAAGAAACAATCGAGAGAATGAATATCCCTGATGTTTTGAAGAGGTTTAGTGAGATGGCACTTGAAGATAAAACGGAATAGATGGATGGAGAAAGGAACGAATTATGAGTACATTTGAAGAAAGAATAGCGAAAGCAGTAACAGATAAATTGAATGACGGAACAGTTGAAGAGCTTGTGTCTGATGCCGTGACTAAAGCACTGAAAAGCAGTATTGAAGAACAGTTCACATGGAGAGGCGAAGCGAGAAAGATTATTGATGAGAAAGTAAAAGAAGTAATGACACCGGCAATCGAAAGAGTAAGTTTGGATGATCATGTGGTAAAACTTGATGCAGTTCTCACAGAAATTATCAACAGCACGAATTTAGTTGACAACAAGAAAATCTTAGGAAACTTCAAAAGCCTTATGACAGAACCGGATAAAGATGTAATCAGCTTAAAAGACGTATTCGAGAAATACAAGGAATATGTCAGCAAGAATGTTGATACATCTGAACTTGAAATCTGCACAGACGATACGCCAAGTTATCAGAATGTGGAAGTAGAAGTAAGTGTAGATATAAGAAATAGTATGTTTGGAGGAAGATTTTGCGATTTAGTTTTTAAATGTGTAGAGGATGAGAAGCTGACAAAGGAAATCCATTTATATGAATCAAGAAGTAATAGATTCCATATCACAGGATTCAAAAGCGAACTTGATATCAATTCGTTAAGATACGTAGATGAATTTGACATTTTCATGATGCGGTTAGATCGAGCATTCTGCGATATCACAGATATTATGGAGATGCACGATGATGATGTTGAGGTCGAAGCTGAACCGGAAGCATCCTGGAACTGATGAAGAAAAGGAGAAATGGATGGAGAATGAAGATGAAAATTGTAAAAGGTAAAGAACAGGAATATAAAGACTGGTATGAAAAAAACAGTGATCCATACGGTAGAGCGTGTTTTACATATGCTGAAAGATGGGCTGGAATGATGGAAGAGAAGATAAAAGCTTCAGAAGAAGACGAAATGAAAGTTATTGTTGATAATGCAAAGCAGCTGAGCTATGAAGCGGATAAAGAGGGAATTACAGGATTTATGTACGGAGTAGCTGTCAGTATTCTTTCTCAATGTTGGGAATACGGAGAGTTCCTAAGGAAATGGCACAACAAAGAATATGGATATGACGGTGACGGTGTTGTAAATCCAGCGGTCATAACTGTTGGTTGAAAAGGAGGTTAAAGATGAATAGAAAAGAAATTACACTTTTCCTGTCGCATACCCTTGAACGCACTAAACTAAACGCTTTTGGAAAACATTATGCGAAAGAAGTGAGTATTGACCCGTGGACATCCAAGGCGAAACGTGTGGATTATATGCAGTTTTCACCAGGAGATCAAATGTCTATATCCGGGGTGGAAAAAGGAATATTTACTTGTTACGAAATTAAAAGCTGCAAGGAAGATGTTTATAGCGGGAATGGACTGAATTTCTATGGAGAAAAGAACTATATAGTAACTACGATGGAGTGCTACAAAGACTTGATACCAGATTTACAAAACGGTAAGTTTGATGAACACTTACACCAATGCAACCCGGAATCATCTAAATATTGGGGAATTATGGTAGCTGTCCCGTACATGAAAGAGCCAAAAGATGAATTCCAAAATCCAACGCCGATAGATGATGCAAATGTGATGGGGTGGGAATTAAAGGTGGTAAAGCCTTGTAGAATGGGACTAAGAAAAAGATCTATGACAGAATTACTATTCTGTATGTTAAGGAGTGGAAGATAATGAGAATTGTTAGTCAAGCTGGCATGTACGATCTTCCTTATGAAGAAGGAACATTTAGAATTTTTCATGATGGAAGGATAGCTGTGTATGCGTTGAGTGACCTTACAAGTGATAGTTGTATTATAATTGCAGAATATTCCACCGGAGAAAAAGCAATCAAGGCTATGAAAATGTGCAGAGAACAATATTCACAGTGCGAATTTAATAAGCTGGTAATTCCAAAAACAGATGAGAATTTAGCAAAATTGTCAATTTCATTAACCGGAAATGTTGTAAATCAAATTGCTGAAAAGTATGTGTTCCAGTTTCCGAAAGACGAGGAGGTCGAATAAATGCGATACACAACATACCACTGTGGAAAAGCAGTGATTAAGGACAAGAACAAGCTGGCAGAAGCTATTGAGAAGTTAGCGGAGTTTGAGGAAAAAGAAAAATGTGGAGAATGGATTGATGCTATCGAACTTGCGAAAATTGCTATTGCACTGCAAAGTCAGAAGTGGATTCCAGTGAGTGAGAGGTTGCCGGAGGATAACACGGATGTAATTGTATGTTTTTACAGCGGAATAGTAACAGAAATGAGATATTGGAAAAATGGAAACTTTCAAGGAATCTATGAACATACGACAAAATCAATTGTTGCCTGGATGCCACTACCGAAGCCGTACAAAGGAGAATGATTATGAGCAGATTAATTGATGCTGATGAATTTCAAAAACAGATAGTAGGAATGGCAATCTTGAACAATTATCCACCGGACAAAGCTAATGCACTTTGCAAATTGGTAGATAGCCAGCCGACAGCGTTTGATGTGGAGAAAGTCATTGAAGAACTAAATAAAGAATTAGAACTTGCTGATGAAGAAAAGCGTAGATGTACAACAGAAAATATGTTGCAATTTGATGAAGCAAAAGGGTATGCAAGAGGAATAGCGTGCGCTATCGAAATTGTAAAACGAGGTGGAAGAGTATGAGTAGAGAAATTCTTTTTAGAGCGAAACATATTCATGCAACGGATAGTAACGAGCATCTCAACGGAACATGGGTGCATGGCTACCTTAGTGACGAGAATTATATCAATGATAAAAGCCTTGAGGGTGAATTCCTGGTTGATGAAAATACGATTTGCCGATATGCGAATTTGACTGATTTAAAAGGCGAGGAAATATGGGAAAACGACATTTTGATGTGTCATGGTAATCCGGATGATCTTGTAAAAGCAGTATTCGGAGAGTTTGACGTCATAGAAGTGGAAAGCGAAGAAGTAATAGACAGTGTGATTGGATGGCATTATGAAGTGATTCCAACGGATGAATTAAGTAAATGCGAGCCGTTCTGTTATTCAATGCCACTTACGGACACGTATATCAAGTTAAATGAGATGGAAGTTGTCGGCAACGTATTTGACAACCCGGAATTATTGGAGAAAGCGAAAGGAGATAAATAACAATGGCAAAGATATTTAAGGTAAGTGGATACTTAGTTGATGTTGATGGGGATTTTGATGTAAGTGAAGTCATTGCAGAAATTAGCTTCGGCTTGGACGAGATGATAAATCAGCATATCCATGTGGAAGAAGCTGACATTGGAAAGTGGAACGACGAAAGTCCTTTGAATTACGACAACTGCGACCTTGCAGATTGTGAGAAATACTTCAAGAGAAAAGTTCCAGTAGACAACGATAGAAATGTTATTGCAGGACAGATCTACAAGCATTTCAAAGGACATACAGTTAAAGTTCTACATATCAGCCAGGACACAGAATCACCAGGGCAATTTTATGTGGTTTATGAATGTGAGGACGGAGCTATTTGGAGCAGACCTTATGGAATGTTCGTGAGCGAGGTTGACCACGTGAAATACCCAGATGTGAAGCAGAAATACAGATTTGAGTTAATGGAGTGATGAACAGTGAAAAGAAGTACAGAGACAAGAAGATGCCCGGCAGAGATTAAAGCAAATCTACAAAAGCATTATGGTGGAATGGCAGAAAGACCGGTAGACAAGAAAGCAAGCGAAGAGTTTAACCGTCCAGCATATCAGGCAAGGAACATGATAAGAACACAAGGCGAGTATTTACAAGAAAACCCGAACGAATGACTGGCAAGGGTTGGTGTAAATATAAAAGCGTGCGTGGGAGGTGAATACCATTGAGTGTGAGAGAAACGTATCTGAGTGATTACGGCATCACTTACGAAGAAGGGAAGAAGATAATTGACTATTGCAGAAAGGCTACTGGCTATGAACAGGTACTACTCTTACAGAGCTGTCAAACAGTTAAGCCGGAGATAGCGAACTACCTCTTCGTCAATTTGACTACTGGCTTAGGCTATGACAGTATCTGCAAAAAAGAATACATTCCAATGCAGAGAAAAGACTTTCAAGGATACAGAAGAGCAGTCATAGAACATTACAGTAGGATTATGGCACTGATTGGAAGACCGATAATCTAAAAAGTTAAAGATGGGTACAATGAAAAAATCCTCATAAGTTACAATGGTTATAAAGACTATGTAGAATGTGAGGATTTTTCTATGTATAGAAGTACACAGAACTACGAGAATCAACAGAAGATGCTGTTTGATGGTGTTGGCGAATATGGAATCCCACAGATAGAGCCTACATCATACAACCCATGCGAATTCCTATCATTCAACTATGCGAAAAGCTGTAAGGATAGAGCAGATCATGGAATCCATTTCTTTATTGACGATTATCAGTTCAACAGATTATGGACACAGCCGGATACTTATGTAAGCATGTTACAGGACTTCAAGTGTGTAATGAGTCCGGACTTTAGCACGTATACAGATTTTCCTAAAGCATTACAGGTGTACAACCATTTTAGAAAGCACTGGATCGGTGCATACATGCAGATGAACGGGATTGATGTGATACCTACAATCAGTTGGAGTGATAAAGAATCATTCTCCTGGTGCTTTGACGGTGAACCGGTTGGTGGAGCTGTTGCAGTATCCAGTGTTGGTGTAATGAACAGCAAAGAGAGAAAGAAACTGTTTCTTGAGGGATACAATGAAATGATGTCAAGGCTTCAGCCGGAAACAATCATCTTTTACGGAATGATACCGGATGAGTGTCAGGGCAACATAGTAAAGATTAAATCGTTTGGAGAATCACTGACGGAAAGGAAGAAAAATGGGCGGTAGAGGAAGCATAAGTGCCATTGGGGGGGGGCGAACCAGTCTCCAAAATGGGAGCAAAAATATTTTACAATGCATCAAAGAAAAGTGATGCTTTGCGAGGAAGTGGAACGGTAAAGAAAGATAGTAAACTTGAAAGAGCTGCGCAGAGCGGAAAACTCGACTTCATTGATAAAATCGGTGGAGTGAAAGAAGCTACAAGAGTTAGTCATTATTATACTGACCGATTAAATGAGTTACGAAGGCAGATTGCAAAACTTGGAAGCGCAGATGCATTGTACAAAAATCAGAAACTCGCAAGAGAATATAAAAATATGCTAACAGCAAAAAATAAGATTGCGGACAAGATGCATGAATATTCCAAACTACCTGAAAAAGGAAACACAGATTCGTATTATGATCCAAGTAGAACTACTACCACTTATGATAGAGCTAGAAAGAGACGGACAGAGAATTTCTTTGCATGGTGGAATGGAAGTGGAAAGAAAAAGTAATAGGCTGGATGCTGAAAAGAAGAGAGGGAGAATACGTGGGCGGTAGAGGTAGTTCTAGCGGAATAAGTGATAAGCACCATAAGTATGGATCGCAATTTCATGCAATTATAGACACAAATGGAAAACCCCTTGTATCTGGAAATATAAAGTTTGTAGAATCAAACTCAAGGCATGGAGAAAGTCTTCAAGAGACAATGACAAGAGGAAGAGTGTATGCGCTTGTCGGGGGAAATGATTTGATAAAAATTGTGTATTTTGACAATAAAAATAAACATGTAAAAGAAATTAATTTTGGACATGTTCATGCTGGCATGGATCCTCATGTACATCATGGATATTATCACAATGAAGATGATGGACTTAAGAAGGCAACAGGACTATCTCCAAAAGAGAAGAAGATGGAAGACAGAGTAAAGAAAGTGTGGTATGATTATCTTAGCAGAAGATAGTTTAGGCTGGCAGAACAGGTTGACAGACAAGGCATCGGTTCAATTCCGGTTGACTGCTGAAGAAGCATCATATGACATGATGCTTCTTTTTTCATAAATATGGGTACAACGAAAAGATTTCATTCAGTTACAATGGTATAAGAGACATTGTATCATGCATGGAATCTTTTTCATTTTGGAGGTAGAAAGGTGAATCTCAATGGAATATCCAAGAAGCTACAGAGAGCAATCTTGCAGACAGGCTTGATTATAAAGTACAGTCAGAGACAATTCTATTCAGCTGAACAGAACAGACTCATTAACATCTATATATTATCTACTCCGGTACTGGGAAGAGACAGGCATGGAGAATGGAAAGAGAAAGATTTGGAACTGATCAGAACAACATCACAGCTTGAGATAGTGAATTGTTTAAAGGATATATGGGATGAGGTGAGACCATGAGGATTGCCAACAGAGAAATAACAGATGAATGCACGCACTGTGGGAACATCTTGCAGTGTGAACTATTCCGTCAAGGACATGGGATACATACAGAGAGGACGAATGTACTACAGATGATTAAGTGTCAAATGGAACACAGGGAGAAAAGAGACAGTAAAGAAAAGGGTGGTGGTTAAATGTGCCTAAGGATAAGCTAACACCTAAGCAGAAAAAGTTCTGTGATGAGTACCTGAAACTGGGGAACGCAACACAGGCAGCAAAGAATGCCGGATATAGTGAAAAGACAGCATATAGAACTGGAGCTGATAACCTCAAAGTTCCTCATATTTTGGACTATATCAACGCTAGACAGGAGCAAATCGCAAGTAAAGACATAGCAGATATTGAGGAAATCATGAAGTATCTAACTGATGTCATGCGAGGAAAAATCAAAGATCAGTTCGACCTAGACGCATCATTGTCTGAACGAACCAAAGCAGCACAGGAACTTCTGAAACGTAACGTTGACGATAGGAAGATGAACCTTGAGCTTGCAAAACTGGAAGCACAGTTCAAAGACAATGGATCTGATGAAGATGCAAAAGACAACTTCATGGATGCACTGAATTCCACAGCGAGTGAGGTGTGGACAGATGATGAATAACTTTGAAGAAAGATTAGCTTCTGTCCGGCAAGGAATCATGAAACGCGCTGCTGCTATGAAAGAGAAAGCTAAGAAACAAGGATTTGAGTTCAAGCCTTTCTCAAGAAAGCAGAAACAGGTGCTGACATGGTGGTGTCCTAGCAGTCCGGTAAAGGACAAAGATGGAATCATAGCAGACGGAGCAATCCGAAGTGGTAAGACACTGTGCATGTCACTGTCCTACGTGCTGTGGGCAATGGAAAGTTTCAACCAACAGAACTTCGGTATGGCTGGAAAGACAATCGGATCATTCCGAAGAAACGTATTGTTTTGGTTGAAATTGATGCTGAAAAGCCGAGGATATCAAGTTGTGGACCATAGATCAGACAATCTGATTGTGGTCAGCAAGGGAGATACACAGAACTTCTTCTACATCTTTGGCGGTAAGGATGAAAGATCACAGGACTTGATTCAGGGCATCACTCTTGCCGGTATGTTCTTCGATGAGGTTGCACTGATGCCAGAGTCATTTGTGAACCAGGCAACAGGACGATGTTCTGTTACGGGTTCTAAGTTTTGGTTTAACTGCAATCCGAACTCTCCGAGACACTGGTTCAAGGTCAACTGGATAGACAAGTGCGCTGAGAAGAATATCATCTATCTGCATTTCACGATGGACGATAACCTATCACTATCCGAGAAAATTAAAGAACGATACCGAAGTATGTATGTAGGTGTCTTCTTTAAGCGATATATCTTAGGATTGTGGTGCGTGGCAGAAGGACTTGTCTATTCTATGTTCGATGAAGAAAAGCATGTTTCTGACGAACACATGAGTGGGGCATTGGAATACATCGTGTCAATCGACTATGGTACGGTCAATCCATTCTCAGCCGGTCTGTGGGCATTCGATGGAAAGAACTCGCAGCGTGAAGCAGAACTGTACTACAACAGTAGAGAAGCCGGCAAGCGTGTAGATGATGAAGCCTATTACAAGATGCTGAAAGAACTGATCGGAGACAGAAAGGTATCCTGTATCATCATAGATCCATCTGCTGCATCGTTCATTGAGGTAATCAAGAAGTACGGAGAATACACCGTGAAGAAAGCCGACAATGATGTACTGGACGGAATCCGAGTGGTCACTACGATGCTCAACAAAGGACTCCTAAAGATATACAAGGATTGTACAAGCTGTATCAATGAGTTTGGTCTGTACTGTTGGGATGAGGAAAAGAACAATGATACGGTGATCAAAGAGAACGATCATGCAATGGATGATACAAGATATTATGTCTACACATTCTTACGCAGAAGATTGAGGTGGAAATATTGATTAAAGCAAGGTATTACGTTAGAGAAACAGATCTAGGCTATGTTATACAGGATGTGAACAAGGTACTTCCGCTACCTTTTACCTTTATGTCAAAGAATCGAGCACTTTTTAAATGCTACGAATTTAATAAAAATGGTCCGCAATCTGTAAGAGAATTTTATTACATTGCACACGTTGCTGGAAAAGGAATAAGCAAGTCTCACAAAGAGTGGATGGAAAAGAACAAAGAAATGTTTGAATAGGTGTGGAACAATGAGACTAATACAAAAAATTAAGGCGGTATTTAATAGAATGTTTGGAGTAAACGAAGTAAGAGATATATTTGGAATTGAGGTAAGTCGCTCTTCTGATATGCAGACTGCCTTAGATTTGTATAAGGGTATGAGATCAGGACTGCCGACATGGTGCATGGACGGAACAATCAAACCGACAAGGTTCTCTAATGTCATTTGCCGGGAGATTGCCAATCTTACACTGTTCAATGTCAATGTTGAGATTGATGGTAACGATGCGCTCAAGAAGAAATTTGATGAAGTGTTGAACGCGTTACAGGAGAAACAGGAAGAGAGCTGTTCTACTTGCGGAATGATGATTAAGTCAGACGGACAGGGAATTGAGTTCCTGGATCCGGACTACTTCATCATCACAGACACCAATACCAACGGTGATGTACTTGCAGCAGTGTTCTTCTCGTACATCAAAAAGGGAAACAGGTACTACACAAAAGCAGAATATCACAGATTTGAGGATGTGAATGGTGAAAGAGTCTATAAGATTTCATCAAAAGCATTCAAGAGTGAAGATAAGAACCGTATCGGCTCGGAAATCTCATTGGAAAAAGTAGATGAGTGGAAAGACATACTTCCGGAAGTGGAAGTAAGAGGATTGGAATATCCATTATTCGTATACTGGAGAAATCCTTATGCGAATGCAATCGACAAGGAGTCTCCTCTTACTGTACCGGTATTCGCTGAATGTACCGAAGAGTTGAGATGGCTTGATATTGCACTCAATAAGATGGGCGATGAACAGGAAGACAGCCAGCATGTTACCTTTGTATCACAGTCAGCAATCCAGTATGCTAATCAGAACGGAATCAAGCTCCCTCGATTCATGCAAGGACTTGAAATGGGAGTGGATGCAGACGGTACGATTCAAGAACATGTACCGACAATACTGGTAGCTGAAAGAACTGCTGCCATCAACTTCTATCTGTCTATCATCGGATACAAGTGTGGATTCTCAAATGGTTACTTCTCATTCGACGAAGCTAGAGGAATCCAGACAGCGACGCAAGTGGAATCAGACGATAGAAGAACACTGCACACGATCCAGTCCTTCCGTACAATCTTAGATGGAAAGAATCATGATGGAGTTATCCATAGAATCTTGTATATTCTCTACGCTACAGGAACAGCGAATGGAACAATTCCGGCTTCCGGATATCAGACAGCTTGTGAGTTTGAAGACCTTGTGTACAACCTTGAAGATGATCGTGCACGTTGGTGGAACTATGTAGTACAGGGAAAAGTACCGGCATGGATGTACTTCGTGAAGTTTGAAGGGATGACAGATCCAGAAGCGAAAGCAATGATTGAAGAAGCCAGTGACAAAGGCGAAACTCTCTTTGATAAATTCCAAGATGAGTAAATTATGGGGACAATGAAAGCAAGCGAATACGGTACTATGTACTTGAGGACGAAAAGTTCATTCGTTTTTCATTCCTTGACAGTGCAATGTACAGCACTATAAATATTGCTACTAACCGTCAGATGGCGGTTAAGGCTTGTTCCTTAGTAGGACGCAGACTCGGAGCATAACCGGGACAGGCCTATTCCCGGTTTCTTGTCATCTCTCCGGGAACACCTAAAATAATGCATCGAGTGGTTTTTCTTGGTTCACGCTCGATGCTTAAGCTATCATAGCTCAAATGGATAGAGCAGTTGATTACGAATCAACAGGTTTTCGGTTCGAGTCCGAGTGGTAGCTTTCTCCAATATGCGTGATTGGAGACGAAAGATTTCCCATTTTCTTTCACATACCTCAATTATAGCAGGTAAGCCGTTGCTCACTTTGGGAGCAGATCACAAGGTTCGATTCCTTGTACGGCTATTTTCAAACATGATTAACTCGGTGCAGAGTGATTTTTCAGTCATGCCGAGATGCAACGGTGACGAGATAGGCTTGTTCGAGATATTGGATAAGCTGATTCTTTCCACTGGGAGTGATTCTGGTGGTGGAGATGGAAACCATCAACAATGCCTTGCAGTGTATCATCATAGAGAAGTCAAATGCAGAATCCTTGTGGTCAGTGATTAATAGACATCTGCGGTGCAGAAATAATCCAGTGATGTGAGTGGTGTGAGAGACTACGGACTAACTGGAAATTCTCAATAAGCTGATTTGCCTTGAATCTGAGAAATCGGAGTATAACACAAGAGGTTCGTTAAAGTAGCGGTATGGCAAGTTGATGAAAATAAAGCAAATAGGTGTAAGATGCAACTATGATATTCTGAAAGAACCGTGAAATTTGTGGGTATCAATCCCATGTGTGCTTAGACAGTGGTAGGAAGCCAAGAGTCGCTCTCGAAAGCTCAGACCTATCATCACAGTGGCAGAACATGACTTTTACCATGATCGAATAAGGTGAAGACCTAATTATGTTTGAAAATTTGTAACCGACAGGTTTTAGCTGCGGAGTTCCTGTCAAGGATTTAATATTCACATTTTTGCACGATAGTCACAGTGTTCTTGCAATGTTTACTATTATTTTCCTTCGTACTGTCTGAAGAACCGTAGCAGAGGTGGTTTGATTACTGTCCACCTGCTAACGGAACGTAGCTCAGTGGTAGAGCAACTGGCTTATATCCAGCGTGTCGGAGGTTCGATACCTCCCGTTCCGATTTCGATCAAGGAGAGTGATTGCGAAATGATACTGCCAATATTAAAATTTTTTCATCCTGCTGTGTACAAGGAAGAAAAGAGAACCATGATAACTGGGATTACTCAGTATGTGGTATTCAAGATAAGATTTCCTGGAAAGCGTGAAATAATGCCTCCTGATGTTACTACATATTCAGAAATATATATACCGGAAGTTGTTTTTGCGTTCAAGGTGAAATCAAAAACAAGTGGCAGTAAGTTACTTCACGGAGATGAACTGTATGCCAACGCAGAAAAGCAGAACCGGGAAGAAATAAACTTTTTTATAGAGCAAGCCATCTATGAATACAAGAAAAAGCACAATATAACCGGGAATGTCCATTACGAAGTTGAAAAATATGAACTAGTAATGGAGCAAGAATACGAAAGCGAAGAAGTTAAATACATGGTGAAAGTAGCAAAATGAAAGGAGATAAAACGATGACATTTAAAGAAGCATTAAAAGCAATGAAACGTGGAGCAAAGGTGAGACTTCCTGGTTGGTTATCTTATTATTGGTACTGGGATGAGGAAAAAGAGACGGTTATGACGCATAGTAAGCCGTTGATCGCTGAAGGCGAAGAAAATGAAACTGATATTAAAGACGAGAGAGTCGGGAGAGTTTTTGATGATATGCTAAGAGATGACTGGATGATTGCAAACGAAGAAAATTGTCCGATACTCTGTGACAAAGCAGTATTTTCATTTGGTGACGCTATTACATATCTGAGAAAAGGGCGTAAAGTGGCACGTAAAGGTTGGAATGGTAAGAAGCAGTACATTCAGCTTGCTACTGGGATTTCTTACAAAACAGCAGATGAAGAAATTGTAAACTGCGAACATGATGCTATCGGGAACATGGCTATCGCATTTGTTGGAACATCAGGAGTGCAGATGGGATGGTTGGCAAGTCAAGCAGATATGCTTGCAGAAGATTGGGTATTCGCGGAGTAGGAGGACGAATGATGAAAAGTAATTGGAAAGTAGCATTAATTGCAGTGGTCGGTATTATTGCTGTGGCTTTGATGTGTGTATTCGGAGTGTATAGCTCGCAGAATAAGGCTATTGCAATGGAAGAACAGGTTAAAACAGCTCAGTCAGATATTAAGGTACAAGAGAAGAGAAGAGTTGATCTTGTGTACAACTTAGCCGACTGCGTGAAACAGTATGATTCGCACGAAGCAGAAACATTGAAGGCTGTGGTCGATGGAAGAAGTAAATCTGGAGATATTGAGAATGTTACTACAGCTATATCTGCTGTCAGTGAAGCGTATCCAGAGTTGAAGTCGAATGAAAATTACAAGCAGCTAATGAATGAGCTGTCGATTACAGAAAATATGATTGCTGAATACCGAAGCAACTTTAATAAACAGGTGAAGCAGTACAATCGTTACGTACGTAAATTTCCGACAAGTATTTTCTTGAATATGACTGGATATGAGAAACAGTCTTATTCTTACCTTGAATACGATGTTTCAGAAGATGCGCCACAAGATTTGTTCGGAGATAAATAAATGGAGATTACAAAGCGTGAAGGCTTAGCAAGTGTATCTATCGTGGCTGTAATGCTTTTGATTGGATTTCTTATATCAGGCAAGATTCAAAACAGTATTATGGATAATAATGAAAGATACAATAAGGCTGTTAAGATTGAGAATGAAGAACTTTTCCGATATGGAATGGACACAAACGTTGGGAATGCCTTTGTATATGGTGATTTAGAAGCTGTTGATACAGTAACTTTCCCGGAAATCGGTGGAGAATATATCTTTTGCGAAAAAGTGGAAGAGAGATATGAGCGTCATGAAGAAGAGGTAACAAAAACAGATTCTGATGGTAATGAATACACTGAGACAGAAGTTTATTATGAATGGGAAACGGAAAATGAAGAGTCATTACATGCGAAAGAAATTGAATTTTGTGGTTCAATATTCCCTTACGGCAAGATAGATTTGCCTCATTCAAAACACATAAAAACAATTCCAGGAGATAAGGTGTACAGTTGGAAGTCTGGTGAAAGCGTAAAAGTGCGATTTGTGTATTACGGAGTAAGTACAAAGTATAAAGGTTCGATTTTCGCAAATCTTAAAGACGGAACTATACCAGATGGAACCTCATTCTATAAAGATTACACGCTTGAAGATATTGTGAAAAGATTTGAAACTCATGGCACAGTATTTTTAATTTTATTTTGGATTTTCTGGATTGGATTGATTGGAGCTGTTGTATATGGATTTTATTATTTTGATAATGAGTGGTTAGAGTAATGGAACAGATAAAAGAAAATTGGTACTACTGTCCACATGGTCACAAGACTGGTCAGAGAGTGGAAGTAAAGACGGTGAGAAATAATGCTAACACCTGAATATTTACAAAGAATAACAGAAGGGGCGGAGGAGATATCTTCGTCCCTTCATCGCACTATTATGGACATGATCATCGAGAGAATCATGAAGAGACTCGGCAGAGGTGAGGACTATCTGCTGACACAGACAGACCGATGGCAGATACAAGTGCTTCAAGAGTCTGGCGAACTGCTAGAGGATATCCAGAAGGAAATAGCGGACAAGACAAAGCTTCAGAAGAAAGAGATTAAGGATGCATTTGTCGATGCCGGGATCAATGCTCTGAAATGGGATGATGCTGTGTATATTGCAGCCGGACTCACTCCAACAGCACTGATGCAATCTCCAACCATGCTCAGGATCCTCGAGAGAGATTACCTTGCTACTGCCGGAGAATGGAACAACTTTACACGGACCACAGCACTGGATGCACAGAGGACTTTCATCAATCAGATGGATAATGCCTACCATCTTGTATCTACTGGTGCTGTATCGTACACACAAGCGGTCAGAGATGTGATTAACAACATCACAGAAGTCGGACTCAAAGTGAACTATCCTACTGGGTACAGAATGAGCATTGAGTCAGCAACGATGATGATCGTGAGGACAGGAGTGGGACAAGCAGCTGCCGACATCTCCATGAAGAGAATGGAAGAAATGAACTGGGATACCGTTCTTGTGTCTGCTCACTTAGGAGCACGTACTGGTAATGGTGGAATGAATCCAGGCAATCACTTGTGGTGGCAAGGACGGTTCTACTCGCGAAGTGGAAAGGATAAGAGATTCCCGGACTTCGTTAAGACCACAGGATTCGGAACTGGCGAAGGACTCTGCGGATGGAACTGCCGGCACTCTTTCGGAAGTGGTGACGGAGTGAACAATCCTTATGATGACAAGAAGATTAACTTTGCTGACAACCATAAGGTTGAGGAATTGCAGAAGAAACAGAGAGCACAGGAGCGTAGGATCCGTGACACCAAGCGGAAGATACAGAACTTACAGACCGCTGTGGATAACTGTAAGGATGATAAGGCAAGGTTTGAACTACAGAATATGTTAGACCGCAAGGCTCACACACTGAAGCTTCAGAACAAGCGGTACAGTACATTCTGCGAAGAGAATGACTTAAGAGAGTACGCTGAACGCTTAAAGGTTGCTCAATGGGATAGAAAGCAAGCTATGAAGAGTGCAGCTGCTGCAAGAAGATATGAAAGTGCGAAAAAAGGCTAAAGATGGGTACAAAGAAATTGTTGAAATCATTCATAATGGTATGTGGAGATACATTTTTCTTCCTTTTGTGTGAATACCTACTAGGAGAATCCTGTTAAGAAGCGGTCAAATGCTTCGGTAGGTCTTGCTCTGTAATAGAGCTAAGGACAGATGTGAATCTGCCTTTCTATAGCATCTGTTCTTACGTGGTAGCGGTTATGAGGGTTCAACTCCCTCGACCACGATTACCCTGACAGAGGTTTATCTGTCTGAATCCCTACCGTGGACGAAACGGTTAATAAAATACGTTGAGGAGGATATGAAACATGAAAAACATTATTCAGATTCTTTCCGATGCTGGTCTTGAGATTACAGATGAGCAGAAGAAAACAATCGAAACCAGTGTGAATGAGAATTACAAGACTCTTGCCGAGTTTGAGAAACAGGGAAGAAAGCTTGATACGGTCACACAGGAAAGAGACACTTACAAATCACAGTATGACACAGCCAAGTCTACTCTTGAAGGTTTTGAAGGCAAAGACTTTGACGCTATCACAAAGGAACGTGATGAGTGGAAAGTTAAAGCTGAATCAGCCGAAAATGAGTGGAAAACAAAGCTTGCAGAAAGCGAAAAAGATTATGCTGCAAAGATCGAAGAGAGAGACTTCAACGATGCTCTTGTGAAAGCACTGGCAGGTGAGAAATTTACATCTGAGTTTGCTAAGACAGGAATTATCAGCATGATCAAAGAAAAAGGGCTGAAACGTGAAGGTGAAAAAATCCTCGGACTAGATGATTATATGACAGAGCTGAGAGAATCACAGAAGGATGCATTCGCACAGACAGATGCACCGGCTGCACCAACATTCACGGTGCCAACTACAAAGGGCGGAGAGTCAAGTAAGACTCCTGTGTACACACCACCTACTGTGTGGTAGTCATGCTATAGCACGGTTATCAATTCGAGATAATCGTTGACCTTAAACAGTTAAAGGAGATACGAACATGGCAGATACAAGAATTACGTCATTAAACACACTTCTCGACACTACTGGAAAGATGTTCCTTGCTGAGGAATATGGAAAAGTTATCGAGAACGTACAGAAACTTACAATTTCCGGAAAGATGAAAAACACAGAACTTTCCGGTGATCCACATGCCGGAACAGTAGAAGCAAAGAGATTTGCGAATGCTACACCAAAGGACTACGGAACAGCTAGAACAGCAGCCAAAGGTGATGGTGTAAAAGGTAAATCGGTAACGATTCCGATTGATCAGGACAAAGAGATCGTAGAAGAAGTAGAGCAGAAAGATGTATCTCTTCTTGGAGTTGAAGGACTTATTGCTAAGAGAACAGCAAACCATGCTCTTAGAATGGCAGCTGAGCTTGATACTAAGTTCTTCGAGGTTGCTGGAACAGATGCTACAGAAGTAGATCTGACAGGAATCACAGCTATTGAAGAGATTGCAGAGAAGATGATTCAGCAGTGCGAGACCACAAAGAATGATTACGTAGACGGTGTACCGAGAGCAATGATGCACATGGTGCTGGATCCGGACTACTACGGAAAAATTAGAACATATCTTGATAAGGTAACAGTACCAGGTGTAGGTGCAGCGGACGAAGAGTTCTACGCATTCCACGGTGTTAAAACATACTCATGCGTACATCTTCCACAGGATGTGAAAGCACTTGTTATGGTTGATGGTGCAGTAGCACAGCCAGTAATGGCAGATCCATACAACGCTGAGAAAATTCCGCTGTCAAACGCTTACGGAATCGAGCTGTTCTATCACTTCGGAACTAAGTCTGTAACACCGGACCTTATTTTCAAGAATAAGAAAATTGGTGGTTGATAAGAATGAAATTCCTGGATAAAGAGACAGGATTGTACCTTTCTACTGGTAATGCCGAGAGTATTGCCAGTATGAAAAGCAATCCACAGAAGTATGAAGAAGTAAATGACAAGCCACAGCGAAAGCCGAAAAAGGCAGCAAGCAAAGAAGAGTAAGGAGATCAGACATGGCATACACAGATTATCAGTTCTATACAACTAAATATTTTGGAGATGCCGTGACAGAGGAAGAGTTTTCTAAGTATGCAGAACGAGCAAGCGAACGTTTGGACAGAATCACCTTTGGTAGATTAGAAGATGGTCTTCCGGAAGACAAGAAATCTAATGCAAAGGTTCAGAAAGCTGTCTGTGAGATTGCAGAAGTTCTGTATCAGATCGACTCAATCAGAAAAGCATCACTGGACACTGTAGGTGTGATTAAACACGCTGATGGTACAGTGAGTAAGAAGCAAGTATCGTCCATTACGTCAGGTGCTGAAAGTATCAGCTTTGCAACTGGGACTAGCGGAGCATCCGACAGCATCTATGCACGAGCGTCAATGGATAAGAAAGTGGAAGCTATTCTGATTCGACAGGTGGCTTCTGAGTATCTGCAAGGAGTTGTAGATAAGGAAGGAGTGTGCCTACTCTATGCTGGTATTTAGATGGCTTAAGCGGTTAATGTGCCGACATGAAAAATTGACATATTCTTCAACTTTCCTTGATGAGGTCGGGGACCATGAGTACAAGACTCATCATGTGTGGAAGTGCAAAGAATGTGGAAAAGAATTCTATTAGGAGGGGATACCGATGTATGACAAGACTGTGACTGTATTCAACAAATACACTGACAAGAATGATGCCATATATTGGTATCCTCATGTTATATCCGGAGTCACACTTATTACGGATAAGGCAGCCAATGTTGCCAAAACTGGTTTGGATACGGCTGATACAGCTATTCTTCATGTACCGTTTAAGGTGCGTGAAGGAGAAAGGATAGTGTGCAATCTTTCCTATCTCACTCCGAAAGTGTGGAAAACTACGGAAAACAAAGAGAATTCCATCACATTCTCGACAGGGGACATCTTCTTGGAAGGCGAATATCCGGAAACGGTAATTGCTGATGAAGACTATACGTCACGCATGAACAAAGGATTCTACGATTATCTGAATAAGAAGATGGATAATGTCTTTCTGATCACAAGCGTAGGTTCTTACACACTGATTCCTCATTTTGAGATTGGAGGAAAGTAATATGGCAAGCAAGATATTTCATTTTCCTAGTTTCTCAATCGTAAAAGGTGACATCAAAGTAAATGTCAGCTTGAACCGATTTGAAAAGCAGTTCCAGGAAGCACAGAACTGGCTAGATGGTCGAGTGTTCACTGACATGGAAAAGTATATGCCATTTCGTGACGGTAACATGAGAAACGTGTCTGCGATTATGAGCAGATCCATGCAAGGAACAGGTGAAGTGATTGCCGGTGCTCCACCTTACGGACGATTCCTCTATGAAGAAAAAGTTATGGTAGATCCTGTCACAGGTTCGCCGTGGGCAAGAGCCGGAGCAAAGAAGGTAGTCACAGACAGAGACCTCGTGTTTGATAAGACAGCACATCCTAGTGCTACAGACCATTGGTTCGATGCTGCTAAGGAACAAAATGTGAAGTCTTGGGTGAAAGGAGTGAAGAAACGTGCCGGAGGAAAGTAAGAAACCGGTGAAGTACGATGTAGATGGTTACGCAGCGGTAACTGATGCACTCGTTTCTCTTCTCAATAGTTTTCCAGGATTAGAGGAAGACGAAAAGATAAGATTCTCCACACTAGATGAAGATGGCGGTATTGCCTTCTATCCAGTGACAGGAGCGGTGATTGCACTGGAAAAGAAGAGTGTAACTGGCAAAGTAGACCAGTTGTGCAACTATCCTTTTTATGTGATCTACCGGTCTTCAATCGACTCTCCAAAGATTAAGGCCAGTATCAAAGAATTCCTTGACACTCTTGGAAAGTGGCTTGAACAGCAGACCGTGGTCATTAATGGAGAACAGAAGAGGCTGGAAGAATATCCAGTGCTTACAGAAGAGAGAAAAATAGAGGAGATCATAAGGCTTACACCGGCTCACTTAGATAATGTGAGTGATGGTAATGTTCAAGATTGGGCAATCAGCATCTCATTGAAATACAGAAACATATTCTACAAGAAATAACGGAGGATAACAAACATGAAATTAGAGCGTGAAGCGTTGATGCATTATCTTGATGCATCGTTCAAAAATGCACCGGCAACGGCAGAGTGGGAAGTTCTTGGTGATGATATCGAGGAAATGTCCGTAGAACTGAACCCAGATACAGAACAGAAGAAGAACATTCTCGGAAAAACTGTTACGACTGACAATGGATATACACCTTCCATATCAGCAGATCCATTCTATGCGGATCCAACATCCAAACTGTATCCGAAGATTAAAGAGATTGCATTTGACCGTCTGAAAGGTTCAGCTTGTAAGACTCTTATGCTCGAAGTAATCGTAGAGGATACAGCAGCTGCAAAGCATCTTGCTTATGTACAGGAAGTAATGGTTAAGCCACAGAGCTATGGTGGAGACACAGCCGGTGTCAACATTCCGTTTGACATCACGGATGATGGAGCGAGAACAAAAGGCTATGTAACAGCTGAATCTCTGAAATCAGGCAAACCAGTATTCGCAGAGGGCGAAATTGTAGCTGCTTGAACTGAAGAGCTTTCGGTATACGATGAAGAACATAAAGAAGTATTCGGATTAGAATAGGCGAGAAAGGACGATACAATGAGCAATAAAATAGCAAAACCAATGGCAAACAAGATTGTAGTAGATGATGGTAGCAAGGTCTACACGATTGAGAACAAAAGAGGAAAGGTTCTCGGCAAGTTCGAGTTCAGACCTACAGACACAAACATCGTGAAGAGATATGAGGAAGTAGTTGAGTACTACAATTCCTATCAGCTGCCGGAGAATCCAAGCGATGCGGATATGAGAAAAGCAGAGGATGACATCATGGAGAAAATCTCTTACCTTGTCGGAGAAGATGCGAAAGAGACATTCTTCTCAATTCTCGGAGCATTCTCACCACTGGCAAATGGGGAACTGTACATGGAGAACGTCCTGTCCTCTATCGCAAAAGTGATTGAGCGTGAGATGAACATCCGTACAAAGAAGGTACAGAGTCGCATGAATAAGTATGTGGCGAAGTACCACAACTGATGGATCCGTGGAAACTTCCCACATCATTAGAAGTTAATGGAAAAGAATATTCGATACGCTCCGATTTTAGAGTAGTATTGGATATTCTTTCTGCTATGAATGATCCGGACCTCTTCGAACCTGGCATGACAGAAGAAGAGAAACAACAGGAGAAAGCACTCACAATGCTTAAAATCCTCTATGTTGACTTTGATTCCATGCCACCAAAGGACTGGCAAGAAGCCTGTCAGAAAGCGTGTGAGTTCATTGATTGCGGTATCAAGAATGATGGCAAGCCTAGACCTAGAACAATGGACTGGGAACAGGATGCACCTATCATAATACCTGCTGTGAATAAGGTCAATAACGGTGATGTACGTTCTGTAGACTATATGCACTGGTGGACATTCTTCGGACTCTATATGGAGATTGGAGAAAGCACATTTTCAACAGTAGTCAGCATCCGTGACAAGAAGAGAAAAGGTAAGAAGTTAGAGAAGTGGGAACAGGAATACTACAAAAATAATAAGTCTATCGTAGACTTGCATCAGAAGAGTACAGAGAGAAGTGACGAAGAGAAAGCTGAACTCCGAGAACTCTTCGGATTGAATAAATAACCGGATATCGTTAGAGATATTCGCTGACCGCAGATAATTAGCGGTGGAAAGGATTAGAAATGGCACAAGCCGACGGCTATATCATAATTGATACAGAGATTAACGCTGACGGCATGAAAGCCGGAAGCAGAGAAGTTGAAGCAGCTGTCAGAAGAATGGCGAACTCGGTCGAGGATATGGGTTCCAAAGCTAGAACAGCACTCAACAAACAAGCAGACTCATTCTCCAAGCTGAATCAAGAATATGCTGCACAGGAACAGAAGGTTTCAAACCTTAAGAAGAAAATAGCTGAATATGGTGAACAGAAGATTCCAACAGAGGAATACAGAGAGATTCAGGCTCAGATTGACAGAGCTACACAGAAACTTAGCTCATTGGAATCTGCACAGGAAAGATTCCTGTCTACTGGTGGCAAAAAGAACAGCTCATCTTTCAAGAAGATGCAATATGACATAGAGGAACTTGAGAACGAGATCAAATATGCGAAAGCGGAATTAGCAGATTTAGAAGCATCTGGTGGAGCATTTACACTTGGTTCAAAGACACAAGAAGCTGCTGCCAGCATGCGGACATTGCAAGCAGAAGAAAGAAAGCTTGCTGATATGAACAATCGACTCCACACATCGTATAATTCCGTAAAAGGCAGTGTGGACGAATACAAGCAAAAATTGATGAGTGCAGCACCGACACAACGTAAACTTGCCAGCGAAAGTGAAAGAGCGTCAAAGTCTATTGCAAAAACTGGAAAGGCCGCGAATGGTGCGAAACTCAGCATTGGAAGAATGCTTGGAATGTCACTATTAATGAGCGTAGCGTTCAGAGCATTCTCGGCTGCAATCAATGCTATCAAAGATGGCTTTACAAACCTTGCACAGTACTCAAGTAGCACAAATAGTAGCATTTCAATGTTGTGGAGTAGCCTTGAAACGCTCAAGAACAGCCTAGCAACAGCATTTGCACCGATTCTAAGTGTAGTAGCACCAATCTTAAGCAAGTTCATTGATATGCTTTCGACAGCTGCAAGCTATGTAAGTATGTTCTTCTCATTCCTGTCCGGAAAGAGTACATACACGAAAGCAATCGCAGTACAGAAAGATTATGCCGGAAGTCTTAAGGATACAGCAAGCGGTGCGAAAGATGCAGCAGACGGAACAAAGGAAGCTGCGGAAGCTGCGGAAGATTACCTGTCACCTCTAGATGACATTAACCGAATGGACAAACAGAACTCCGGAAGTGGTTCTGACGGTTCAGGTGGTGGCGGAGGAGCCGGTGGTGGTAGTGGTTCCGGATCGTTATTCGAAGAAGTACCTATCGACAATAAGTTTGCATCCTTGCTTGATTCCGTATTGGACAAGCTGAAACAGATCAGAGATATCTTCATGAGTGGATTCTGGGATGGGCTTGGAGATTACAAGCCAGTACTTGAAGAACTCAAGAAAGACTTGAAGTCTATCGGAGAGCATATCCAAGACATCTTTACGGATAAGGACGTGCAGAAGGCAGCCAAGAGATTTGCCAGGTTGTTTATTTACAGCATGGGTAAAATAGTAGGCTCATTCGTTTCAATTGGACTTACGATAGCAGAGAACATTGTAGGCGGTATCGAAAGCTATCTAGCTGAGAACACCGGAAGGATCAAAAATTGGCTTGTCAAGATGTTCGACTTAGGATCTGAGATCGCGACAATTGTCGGAAATTTCAGTGCAACAATCGCAGAAATCTTCCAACAGACATTCGGATCACAGACAGCACAGAACATCACTGGCAACATAATCGGTACATTCGCTACAGCATTCGGAGAGGTCATTCTCCTTGCGACAAACTTCGCAAAAGATTTGATTGACTTTATCACAGGACCGATTATTGAGAACAAGGACAAGATTATCAATGCAATCAATGACACGCTGAAACCGATTGAAACAGTAACACAGGCTATCGAAGATACAGTCCATAAAGTAGCTGATAAGCTCACAGAACTGTATGATGAGCATATTGGACCGTTTATTCAGAATACGAAGAACAGCATCTCTACATTTGTTGGTTTAGTCCTAGATATGTACAGTCAGTATATCGCACCGATTCTTGATATGTTAGGACAGAAGTTCCAAGAGATTATGAGTGGACCGGTAGGAAATGCCATCGACCAAGCAATCGGATTAATCGGAAGATTGATAGATATACTGAACTGGTTATGGAACAGTGTTTTAATTCCTGTCATGAATTGGATTGTTGAAAATATTGTTCCTGTTATTGCTCCTATTATTGAATGGTTAGGATCAACGCTCTTCGATTTTGTTGGGACTGTGGTTCAAGTAGTAGCTAGCATTCTGAAACAGCTGAATGGGATCATTGACTTTTTGACAGGGGTATTCACAGGTGATTGGAAGAAAGCTATGAGCGGAATTTCGACTATAGTTGGTTCTTTCCGAGATACTATCAATGCAATTTTTAAGTTTATTCAAAACTTGATACTGAAACCAATTGCAAAGTTCCTGGATAGTGTATTTTCTGTTGATTGGGTGAAAACTTTCGGTGTTATCGGTGTTTTCATGAATGGTTGGTTAATAAACATTCAAAACATCTTCGAAGCTGTAAAACAGATATTTACAGGAATCGTTAATTTTGTAAATGGAGTTCTTGCCGGTGATTGGGAACAGGCATGGAATGGAATCAAGAATATTCTCGGCGGTGCTTGGAATGGCATGGTTTCCGTCATAAAGTCACCAATCAACTTGATTATCAGACTCATGAATGGATTGCTTCGTGCAGCACAGATTATGCAAAACGGTGTTGCAAAAGCATTGAATAAAATAAATGTATCAGTTCCTAGCTGGGTTACATCTTTGACCGGTGTTAGGTCACTCGGATTTCATATCGGATATTGGAGTGCACCACATATTCCTTATTTAGCTCAAGGTGCTGTGATTCCACCAAACAAGGAATTCATGGCGGTACTTGGAGATCAGAAGAGTGGGAACAACATTGAAGCACCTGAGAACCTTATCCGAAAGATTGTTAGGGAAGAAACCGGAAACGGCTCACGAAGAATTGAAGTTCCTGTATATCTGAACCGCAGACAGATTGCAAAGGCGGTATTAGAGGAAGGACAGAACATGAGAACACAGACAGGAAAGAATCCGTTTGTGATGGCTTAAGGAGGTAGAACATGGCACAAAATCACTTAAAATTCGGAACGTACACACCACCGGATGTGGATGAGGACGGATACCAGATTTCAATGTCTACTACTTCCACTGAAAACTCAGGAAGAACCATGAGGGGAAATATGAAGAACTCTCCTCTATTCACGATCGAAGCTTATGAGCTGAAATGGAGTGACATCAAGGTAAGTGATGCAAGCAAAATTCTCAAAGAGGTTATGGGAAAGAGCGGATTCGACTTCTTTCACCTTAATATTTACGAGAATAGATGGGAAACCAAAAGATTTTACGCAGCAAACTTTAATGCTCCATGTGTCAGTTTAGTAGAAGGCGAAGAGAAACTGGATGAGCTGAGTTTTCAAGTGACATCGGAAAAGCCGGTGTTATAGATTTCACCGGATATCGAAAGAGATATTCGCTGACCTTAAATAGTTAGAGGTAGATCATGAAGAATGTAAGCAACGAATTTAAAAACATCATAAAGTCAGGCGGTCCGTTTTATGCTTATGCATCGATCACACTGAAAAATGGCAAAAAGCTTACACTTGATTCGGATAACGATTTCTTCATAAGCGGTAATGGATATACAGAAGACGGAGGAGATGGATTCCCACTGGGATCCGCTCTCTCCAAGTCCGTTACGCTTGTCATTGATAACACCGATGAGAGATTTTCCAAGTATGATTTTTACTATGCACAGATTTCACTCTTCACTGAAGTTGACATCGAAAGTAGAAGCTATGATGCACGGAGAGATGTGAAAGGTGAGGAAATTCTCGATGTCAATGGCAACACGATTATGCTGACGAAATCAAGAATCGAGAGATTGAACGAGGGTACATTTACAGTACTTGAGCCAATAGCGGTTGGAGATACGATAGAACTTGTAGGTTATGATTCAATGTACAAAGCAGATGCAGACTTCACGTCTAAGCTATCTTATCCAACAACAGCTGGACAGCTTCTAAGAGAAGCATGTAGTACATGTAACATCATGCTTGGAAGTCCGAAGTTTAACAATGACGATTTCGTGATTGAACAGGCTCCGGAAAAAGTGACTTGCCGAGAAGTAATCGGATATATAGCAATGCTTTCAGTTGGTAATGCTGTGATTCAGAACGGAACACTTGTTATTAAGAGTTACGACTTTTCTGCAATATCGAAGATTACAAATAGGGATGACTTAGTGGAAGATGCTGGCTATAGCATTTTGATGGACTATCAGTCAGATCCGGACATTAGCACAGATCCTGTTGTAATCACTGGAATTGCGACCACAAAGAAAGTAGAAAACGAGAGTACAATCTTAATAAGAGGTACAGATGATTATGCACTTGAAATCACGAATCCTCTTATTGAAGGACATGAAGATGATGCAATCAATCTGATTGGAGATGTATTGATCGGAGTTAAGCTGAGAGGTTTTAGTGGAGAATTCTTCCCTGATCCAACGATCGAATTCATGGATCTGGCTTGCGTGGTAGACCGGAAAGACAAAGTTTATCCAACATTTATCACATCTCTTGAGTTTAATTATCTTGGCAGCAGTTCATTTTCTTGCGGAATCAAGGATCCAGAACGGCAGAAGAGCACTTATTACAGCGAAGCTACAAAAGTGTATGAGAAAGCCAAAAAGGAAATCAAGCAGAACAAGACAGAATTTGAAGCAGCTGTCGATAATCTGAACAAGACGCTTGAGAGTGCTTCTGGAATGTATTCTACAGAAGTTGTACAGCCGGACGGAAGCGTAATCTCATACATTCATGATAAGCCGACAGTAGAAGAGTCCAAGAACGTAATTAAGGTCACATCTGAAGCTATCGGTATCTCAAGTGATGGCGGTAAGACGTATCCTTACGGACTATTCCTAACAGGAGACCTTATTACAAGAATCTTGTATGCTATCGGTATTAATGCTGATTATATCAACTCAGGTTCTCTCACTGTAAAAGACAAGAATGGAAACATTACCTTCTATGCTGATACGGAGACAGGACGAGTTACCATCAATGCAGAGTCAATATCCATCACCGGTAAGTCTGTGGAAGATATTTCCAATGGTATTGTAGATGATTTTGTAACTAACATTTACAAGACAGATATGGACGAGATTAAAAACTCCGTCCGGAACAAGATTGAAACATGGTATCAGGACACAGATCCATCGGTGAATTGGGGAGTCACTGTTGAAAAACCTTGGTGTGACATAGACGGAAATCCAATTCTTGATGTTAATGGAAATGAAATAACGCTCTTATTTGAAGAGTTAAAGTCAGAGCACGAGGGTGACCTGTGGAAGAATCTTACTACAAATGATGAATATATCTATCGTTCCGGGCATTGGATGAAGATGAAAGTTCCGGATGAAGTCTTTGACGAAATCGATGGAAAAGCACAGGTATTCATTAATACGCCTGTTCCACCGTATCGAGTTGGTGACTTATGGTTTGACGCAGACACACAGGAGATACTCACTTGTGTGGAAAGCAGAGATACAGGAAAGTGCGTGAAGTCCGATTGGCAGAAAAAGACCAAGTATACCGATGATAGCGGATTGAATAGCTTTATCAAGTTCGTGTATGATCCTAAGATTGCTGAATTACAGAGTCAGATTGACGGACAGATCGAAACATGGTTCTATGACCACGAACCTAGCTTGCAGAACGAACCGGCTGTGAACTGGACCACAAACGAACAGAGGAAAGAGCACGAAGGTGATTTGTTCTTCTGGAAGTCCACAGGATATTCCTACCGATTCTTGCAAGATGGAGCTGTGTGGAAGTGGCAGATTGTACAGGATACAGATATCTCGAAAGCACTTGCAGCAGCGGAAAAGGCACAGGACACAGCAGATCATAAGCGAAGAGTCTTTGTAGTGACACCACAGCCCCCTTATGACATTGGTGATCTATGGGTGCAAGGCGAAACTGGTGACATCATGAGATGCCGTGTATCTAAGAGTAATTCAGCTGCTTATGAAACTTCCGATTGGGAGAAAGCATCTAAGTATACCGATGATACCAGGGCGAATGAAGTCCAGAAAGAACTTGAAACTGTCAATAAGGATTTGCAGAATCAGATTGATGGAAAGATTGAGACTTACAACCAAGCTACTGATCCGTCAGCGGAATGGACTACAGATGAGCTGAAACAGAAACATATTGGTGACTTGTGGTACAACTCAAAAGAAGAGACTACACAGCGTTGGAATGGTACAGCTTGGTCGAAACTAAGTGATGCAGAAGCAAAAGCAGCTAAGAACCTTGCTATCACGAAGAAGCGTGTATTTAGCGTCACTCCGTATACACCTTATGACAAGGACGATCTGTGGGTACAGGGCACAAGCGGAGACCTCATGCGATGCGTGACATCACGTCAGAGTGGCTCTTATGTTGCGTCCGATTGGACAAAGGCTACAAAGTACACGGATGATTCTGCAATCAACAACTTCATTGCGAACACTTACAAGGCAGACCTTGAGGATATCAAGAATCAGATAGATCAAAAGATAGAGACTTGGTTTCAGCCTACGGATCCATCACTCGGATGGACAGGAAAAGAATTACAACCACTTTTTGACATTAGCGGGGATGAAATCCTAGATATCAATGGAGACACTATTCTTATCACAGTAGAATCTGAGAAGATTGACCATGAAGGCGACTTGTGGAAGAACTCCAAGACAGGTGATGAGTATATCTATCGTAGTGGCATATGGATTGAAATGCCAGTACCTGACTCCGTGTTTGATGAGATTGATGGTAAGGCTTCTATCTATATAGCACAGCCAGTACCACCATACAATGTAGGTGATGTATGGTTCACAGGAACAGATATACTCACTTGCGTAAAAGGCCGTGATAGTGGAGAGTATGTTGAATCTGATTGGCAGAAGAAAAACAACTATACAGATGATACTACAGTAAATGATTTCATTCAGAATGTTTACGATCCAACCGTTGAAGATATTCAAAATCAGATTGATGGCAAGATAGACACGTACTACTTCGATTACGATCCAAACAATTCCAATTATCCCGCATCCGAGTGGACTACGGCATCTGAGAGACAGAAGCATGTAGGTGACCTCTTCTTCTGGGAGAGCAAAGGTTTCACCTACCGCTACATGAAAGTTGACACTTCTTTCCAGTGGGTGAGAGTTAAGGATGCTGACATTGAGTCTGCTATGCAAAAGGCATCAACGGCACAGGATACCGCAGACGGAAAGAGAAGAGTATTCACATCAACTCCGCAGCCACCTTACGATGTTGGAGATTTGTGGACACAAGGAAGCACTGGTGACCTTATGCGTTGCCGAACAGCAAGAGCAACAGGAAATTATACATCTTCTGACTGGATCCTCGCTACAAAGTATACTGATGATACAGTTGCAAACAAGGCACTTGCAGAAATCAAGGTGCTTGATGGCAAGATCAAATTAAAGGTATCCTCAGAAGATGTAGAATCCATCATCGAGCAGAAAGCAGACTCTATCCGAATGCAAGCAAAAAGCATTAGCTGGAAGTCGGAAGGCTCAAGTATGTCACCAACAGGATATTTAAAATGTAGTGGTGCTGAGATTGATGGAACAATTAGGTCTACAGATATAATCAGAACAGTGTATATGACTGCCGGATACAACCAATATTGGTACGAAACAAACAATGTTGGGATTATAGGAACTAACGGATTAACCGGCACAAATTCTGGTATAAGAGGATTGAATTTTGACCTTGATGACGGTGGTCACTATATGACGTGGGCATCGAAAGACACACCTTCATCTACTAGCTATGCTATGAAAATGACATATGCTCGTAAATCATTTTCATCTTTTACAGCGAACTCTATAAACATGGGATGTAACATTGATATGCATAATTACAAATTGCTGAACGCTAAGTTTGGTGACGGAGGAATTACTGGAACTATGAATTTTGTGCAACGTTTCAAGGAAAGTGATGGGACAAAACAAGATTATTCTGGTTGTTATATGACATTCAAAAATGGAATTCTCGTAAAGGCAGCATGGCACAGTTAGGAGCAAATGTAATGAAAAAAGAAGTAATGAAATGTAAAGACAGAGAAATGATTATTGTTGAAGCTGATGATGAAATTATCGAGCCGGACAATGTAGAAGATATTTTCGTTAGCGAAACAGACACAGCGTTAAAAATTTTACTAGGAGAAGAATCATGAGCATGACAGAAGCTGCAAGGCAGATTAGAAAACTTATCGAACTGACAGCCAGTAACCTTACAGACGAACAGGCGGCATCCTTGCCGTGCTGTTTCCCTGTTTGGAAAGAGGGCATGGAAGTAAAAGAGGGTGAACGCTATGCGGTACGTGTATCCAATGCGGTTGCCACAGTAGTACTTGATGATGGAGAACCGCAGATTGAGGAAAACCTTGTGTTGTGTAAATGTATGAAATCTCATACCACTACACAAGCAAACTCGCCAGAGGAATCCGAGGATTTGTGGAAGATACTTTAGGAAGGAGCAATCATGGCAGAGGAAAAGAAAGAAAAGGTTACGTTACCTTTCAATTTTCGTGTGAATCAATGCAGAAATTATATCCGACTAGCCATCAATACTGCGACAAGTGAGTATGGCTTGGACGGTGCTGTTATCAGCTTAATCATTGAATCTTTACTTGAGGATGAGTATAGAGAACAGGTAGCTTTTATGGCAGAACAGACAGATGCCATTGTAGAAGAGATTCGGAATAAGGATAAGGAGAATTAATCATGAAATGGACAGACTACACTACAAAAGAAACACTGAAAGACAATGACGAATTAATGATTCTTGACAAGGATGCAAATGCAAACAAGCGTACACTGATGGACAAGATATGGAATTATGTTGTCGATAAGATGACTACGGCAGTTATCGCAAAGTTAAAAACAACTAACAAGACTTTGATCGGGGCAGTTAATGAATTAAATAGTAATCCTTTCGTCAAACCAGCTAAGCTAATAAATTACGGTGAAATAGACTTAGGTGCGAATGGATGCTATTTTCTGAATGAATCATTTCCAGAAATTCGTGGGTCTAAACACATCGAAATTGCTTATTGGACATC